CGGTGCCTCCTCATAAGTTGACAGATCTGGCTTGGGATTGAATGCCAGCTTGACTTGATTGCGTTGCAGGTAAATCCACTCGGGAAACGGCCACTCACGGTCATTGATCAATCGGACTGCGCAGGTCCCGTCATCTTGGATGTGCTCGAGGACGCCAAGCCCTCGAGGTGTCTTCACGCGTGTGCCGGGTGTCATTTCTCCCTCGCTTCGAGCATGGCGTCTGCAATCATGTAAGCCTGCCTCGCGGTTGCATCAAAATAATTCCCCTGCGCCAGTGCTTGCATGGCCTTGGCCGCAAAGTAGTCGCGCAGGGTCATGCCTTGCTCATCGCTAGTCATTACTGGACCTTTGATTGGAAACGCTGGTCCACCTGTTTTCATATTCGCCTCCTTATGAACAACGAAGAATTTCAACATCGGAACCAACAACACAAGTCTTGTAAGACCCTTTGCCCCAATGCTCTGTAGCCCATCCAGTGATTGCGCCTTGCAATGCTTTTGGCTCGAAGTCAAAGTTTTTGATAGCAACAACATCGCCAACTTTCATGTCTTTGATCAACGGGTGATAAAACCTGTACATTGTCCCCGGCGGATGCTTATAAGTCTTGCTAGTTTTTTTAGGCGTGGAAACAATAAGATCACCAAACTCATTGCCGTCCTGGTCAATAATCTTGTACTTAACACCTGATGCGTCAAGCAATTTGATGGCCTGCGCAACTGTGCGCTTCACGATTTCTGGCATGCTCATGCTGCTCTCCTCCTGTTTCTGATGTGCTTGAACATCGACTCAAGCTCTTCCATTTCTTTTTGCAAGCGAGCGAAGGCGTTGAGTTGATAGCCATCAAGATCTTGATACTCACTTGCCAATGTGCGGTTCAAGTTGTTGGCCGTCTCGACCACATTGCAGACCTGCATACGCAGATCGTATTTGTCAGATTCAATCAGTTTGATCATGGCGTCCTCCAAGGGGGCTAGGCCCCCAGTTGATTAGCGGCTGGTAACGCGTACAGCAAAGCTGATGCTGCGGCTGGTGTGACGTGCGACTTGCTCGTCAGTAGCACCAAGCTCAACAAGAAGTTTTTTGTAGTTGACCGTAGCGCGGTCTTGCGCAACAACGGTGGCTTTGAAGAGCGAACCCTCGAAGCTGTTGCTACCGCCTGGGAGCGTGGCTGCATCCCGAAGCTGGGCCTTGATTGCATCGGCTTGTTTCTCAAGGTCTGCGATCTGAGCCAAGATATTGCCGAGGGTGTCGATGCTGTTGATGTCGTTGTTCATTGCTTTCTCCGTGTTAGTTACTCTGTTAATCAGCGGTTGCTGTAGGTAGGATATTGCCCGTATTTAGTCCACTTGTAAACACCCTACCTACCGCTTGTACCGCTGAGATCTACCGCTTGTCTTACCAATGATTATTTTTTACCTGCCAGAACCGCAAAAGCGCCTCAAACATCTCCCAGCCTCGGTCTGCATCTTCAGGCGTCCACTCGTAAATCGACACGAGATTGGGGTGCGTGGTGGATACAAATAGGTTGGCGCATCGCGCATTGGGCAGGATTAGCCCGGAGCGATAGGCAGATAGCTGCATCAAATGCTCGTCGTAGCCTTGCGGATCATCCTGCGGGCCAAATGCTTTGGTCTTGATATCCACCACCGCGGCCTTGCAGTGCAGGTCTACCTTGCCGCCAAACCCTTGCGGGTGACAAAAGCTTTTCTCGCTTATCCAATCCTGCTCACCGTAGGCGTGGCGTAGCAGTGACTTGACGCTGGTCGAGTAGTCGTTCTCAGGCCCACCCTCGAAGGCTCCTTGGACCTTGGCGTGTATCTCCGTGCCCAAGTCACGAGCCTCTGCAGCCTGCCGCTTGCTATCCTCCAGAACACGGTCAGCGTAGGCGTCAATCGACTCGTCATCGAGCTTGGGAAGGGTTAGTGCTGCCAACAGCAGTTGCTGCTGCTTCCAGGCCTCCAGGCCGGGCTTGGCTGCGACGTTTAAGATGGTTGTGACACTCGGTACCAGATCGTACTTGCGTGCGTCTCTGAGCGTTGTGTTGCGTTCTCGGCCATTGGCTCCTTTGACCGTATAGCGCGGATTACCCTGGCGGTCATACCAGTGGCCACCCTCTTTAAGTGGTGCTTTGATTTCCATAAACCCTCAAAATAGTGATTGTTGCCGGCCAGGAAACATTTGATTCATGATCTCTTGGTAGTCAAACTGAATTTTGAAGCATTGCCAGATGCTGATTCGCTTGTCGCTGTTAGAAATAACTTCGGCGTTGTAGGTATAAACCTTCTCGGGCACCGTAACGCGCCCGTGAACAAAGTCTTTTCCTAGTTCGGTTACACGCCAAAGCCCTGAATGCTTCACGGAGGTATCATCGGTTGCCATACGCTCTACCAAATCCCACCATCGAAGGGTAGGGAGTTGATTAGAACGAATCACGCGCATGTTGTTGGAATTGGGGACATCTACCCAACCATGCTCATCAGCGGGAGCACTGCAAAGCCAGATCAGGCTATAGGCCATCGTTTTGTTGATAGCCCTAGCGTATATCTTCCCCCAGCGATTACATACCGGGCAATGAGCGCCATGTGTCTCAATAGACTCTTGCCATTTAGCCCTCAAGTTTTTTAGAAACTCCTCTCTAGGACGAGCTTCAAGTCTTGTGAGAAGTTCATCGACGCCCATTGGCATACCCCTCAAAGGTTAAAAGGTTCGTTGCATGTAGTCATAGCCAATACCTCGACCAAAGCTTCTCAGTCGATGTCACAGCCCCTAAGCTGATTAACTCATCAGCGCTGGTTTCCTGGCCACCAGGCATCACCCACACATCACGCTTGCTGTAGTGCGGCACGATGACCATGCCTTTGAGCTTGAAGACGGGCACGTCATACGTCTCTACCAACTTGTCATTAATGCGCATGCCGACTGTTTCTGGTGTTGGATAGGCTCGTGGAGCCTTGGGTGTTTTCTTCATTTCCGTGGTCCTGGTTTACGACGGGGTGTGCCGTCTTTCTTAACTCCCCATGGCGCAGAAATCTTTTTAAGATCTTCTCGTGCCTCGTTTGCTTTCTCATAAGCTTCATTTCTGGCTTTGACATACCCTTGTATGGCATTCGCTCGTTTAATCGGGTCTTGCCAGACGCCAGAATCTTTCATGGCTTTTACTTCCATAGCATTAAGCACAAACGACTTGCTACCTTGGATGTACTCAATCTCGGCTTTTGCATATCGCTCGAAGTGCCAAAGTTGATCAAGCACGTTTTGAAAAGAGACTTCCTTACCAGACTCAATATTGAAATTGCCACGCTCGCAAGTGCTGGTGCCAGTTACAAAATAGCCGTTCAACATCGTGACGTGACATACCGTTGTGCAACCATCAGGCAGCACGAGAAAAATCTTTTCTTTGATTTTCTTTTCGATGTGTTCGCGTGTTACAAAAGTGTCCATGTGTGTCGTCCTTAAGTGTTATAGAGATCAGAAGGGAATGTCGTCGTCTTCGTCCATGCCCTTGTTGGCATTAGTCCTCTCGTGCTTATCGAACCAATCCTCGGCCTCTGCCTGCTTCGACGGCCTTCCCGTTACCGGCGCACGGCTCGTGGTGGCACGCTGATACTCAGGCGACAACGTAATCACCTTCTGCAGCCCTTGGCTGACCTTGTTGAAATCGTCCATCGAGAATTCATCAAAGCTGAAGTAGACCTCGCTGTTAACCATATCGGGCAGGCCAAGCTTGCGAATGACTGCAGGCACTTGCGTGATGCCATCGACGTTTGCAAAGGTCTTATCGTTTTTAATCGAATGCTTGATAGTCAACATGCAATGCTTACCGATCAGGCCGCGGATGTTGTAACCCGTCCTCCCAGGCATTTGACCAAGCTCTTCAGGCGTCAGATCTTTACCGCCGCGCCAAGAGACGATGTGCTGCCGCAGCTTGGCCTTCTCGTGCAGTGACTTCGTATAGCGCTGGCTGATGGACAGCGGCCTGCCATCATCAAGCGTAAGCGGCTGACCATCGCCGTCCTCGCCATGCAACTCAAACAGCAAACGCAGCATCTTGCCGGCCTTCTGCTCGCCCTGGTAGACATACTGTTGGGTGCCCAGATCCACAATGCCGTAGCAGATAGCAAGGTGGCTACCAGTGGGCACCAGTTTGAATGTACGTTCCGTGTTACTTCCGCCTTCAGATATAAACATGCTCTTCCTTCGTGTAAAAAGTTAGTCCTAACTCGGCAGCCAGCCATTTCCAGTCTTGCTGGGTAGCGATGCCGTTCATCGCTCGCAGAAAACTTTCTTCAGTGATCTGCTCGCGCTCTTGCATCATCAACTGCCATTCATCATTTCTTTCCATGAGTTTGCTCTAAAGTTTG